CTGAGTGCGCTGTTGGAATTAATTCTCAAGGTCCTGCGTGGACTGAATTGAATGAACATATTTGCAAGTTCGGAGATGATCGAATGGTAGCCGGAGATTTTAAAGCTTATGACCAGCATATGTCAGCGAGAATGGTTTTGTGTGCTTTCACGGTTTTTGAACACATTGCCCGCAAAGCGGGATATAGTGACGAGGACCTTCTTATCATGCGAGGCATTGCTTCTGATGTTGCTTATCCCGTCGTGAACTTGAACGGGGAGCTCATACAGCTTTTTGGATCTAACCCTAGTGGCCAGAACTTAACTGTGTATGTCAATAGCGTTGTAAACTCCATTTATCAAAGGTGCGTGTTCTTTGCACTTTACCCTGACTATAAGGGTTTCTTTGATGATGCAGTAGCTTTGATTACTTACGGTGATGACAATAAAATGGGAGTATCAAAAGATTACCCAAAATATAATCACACCAATATGCAGAAGGTTTATGCTCATTACGGCATTGAATACACAATGGCCGATAAGGAAGCTGAATCTGTACCTTATGTCACTAATAGTGGATCAGATTTTATTAAGCGTGATCCGGTTTTTGTTGAGAAATACTCTTACACCGATTTTACCGGTGAAGAACACCACGGCATGTATTGGGCTTGTTTAGATCAGATGTCTATTTTCAAGTCGTTACACTGCAACTTGGCTTCACAAGATGAGACTCCAATTGCAGTTGCCGCTCAGTGTTTAGATCAGGCAATGTCTGAGTTTTTCTTTCATGGACCCGAAGTTTTTAAAGAACGCCATGACCAACTAAAACGCGTCGTTATAGAAGCGGGTCTTTCGGATGTAATTTCTCCGAGGTTTTACCAAGACTTTGATACACGTGAAGCTTTATGGATGGAAAAGTATGGAATCTCCATTAAGTAACTTTTGGCATCGTGCTGAAATCACGGTAAACTTACTCCGTTTTGGGAAGAACGTAAAGCTTTTTGATCTTGGACCGATGTTAAAGGTATCCTGTCCCGGAG